TAAACTTACTGTCGGAGAAACAGGCGCTCCGATAATCCAAATAGGTGATGGTTATGGGATTACAGACGCCGCACCTGGTGCTGGTTTAGGTAATTTAGCTGGTATATATATAGGCTCACAAGCTAAAATAAAGATGACTTCTGGACCAGGAGATGGTTCTGATGCAGAAGCAGAATTAACTCCAAGTGGTTTTTATATTGAACTTACCAATACTAGTACTTTTGCCAATACGGCTACGGATAGTGATTTTCAACTTGTACTACGAAACAATACCGATACATCAGAAGCTTTTGTCGGTATTGCATTTCAAGCAGAAGCTGGATTTAATGCTGATAGAATAAATGCGGCTATCTTTGCAGAGAGGGTAGATGCTGGTGCTAGTGATGTTAATAGTGATTTGGTATTTGCAACTAATAATGATGCTGACGATGATTTGTTTGAAAGGATGCGCTTAGATACTAATGGAAATTTAGGGATCGGTACAGATACTCCTGGTACGGCTGGTGGCACAGTAGGATCAACTGGCGGATTGCTACATCTAGCATCATCCGCAAGTTCAGGTTCAATTATAAAATTAGAAAATACAAATACAGATGCTTATGCGGGAGCTATTCATTTTATTAAAAATGGGCATGGTGAAGCTGACAATGATGTTATAGGTAATATAGAGTTCAGAGGTGACGATAGTGGAAATAATGAAACTATATTTGCTTATATTCGAGCAAGGTCAGGTGATATTACTGATGGTAGTGAAGATGGAGATTTAGAATTTCATTGTATAGATGGTGGTGTTGATAGAACTATGATGTATCTGAATGGAGATACTGCTGATGTTGTCATCTATCAAGATTTATATGTTACAGGTACTGAACCTGATTTGGGTGCACTTGGCTCTAAACATTATAGAATACATAACAATAATTCTCATAACTATCACGATTTTACTGGTGGTGATTGGATTATTAGAAATAATACTACTACTCTTTGGACTTTAGCTGACTCTACAGATGTTATGGCTATGAGAAAAATAAAGCCAAGTTCAGATAATACCTATGATATAGGTGGAAGTAGTGCTAGATGGGATAATATATATGCCACAAATGGAACGATACAAACTTCTGATAGAAATGAAAAAACACAAATAACTAGTTCTGATTTAGGATTATCTTTTATAAACGATCTTAATCCTGTAAAGTATAAGTGGATAAGTGGTAGTAGAACACATTATGGATTGATAGCGCAAGAAGTATCTCAATCATTATCAGGTGATTTTGCTGGATATATTGAACCAAAACTTTATCAAAGTGCAAGTTTACAATTAGAAAATTATACATCTGATATGTCAGGCTCTGCTTTGACTTACGCAGATTATGCTGAAAATAAATTACTTACGGAAATTAGTGATTGGGATGAATATACATTTTATGGTACAGGTAGTTTAGGATTGAGGTATGATGAATTCATATCACCGATGATAAAAGCTATACAAGAATTATCTGCACAGGTAGAAACTCTAAAAGCACAAATAAGTGGTAGTAGTGACTTTAACGCTTTAAAAACGACACTTACCAATAATGGATAATTCACAAACTTTATATTTATATATGAATAACTACATAGGAAATTATGGATAAACTCACAGAATTCTTAACAAAACCTTTTTTAACTGAGGGAGCTAGAGATCCAGGTATATTTAAAGCTATATTTTTAGCTGGTGGACCTGGAAGTGGTAAATCTTATGTTGCTGGTCAATTATTTGGTATACCTGAAAAGATAAATGTATCTAAGTCAGGTTTAAAAATGGTAAACCAAGATTCTGAATTGGAAATGTTACTAAAGAAATACTATGGTACTACAGACTTAGATATTATGCCAGATGAACTATTTGCTGATTTGACAGGTGTTGATAGAGATGGAAATAAAGTTGATTACGATACAAGCGGTTTAAGAGCATTTGCCAAAACATTAAGTAAAGAAAGATTGAGATTATATACTGAGGGTAGATTGGGTGTAATTATAGATGGAACTGGACACAAATATGGTTCTGTAAAAGAAAAGAAACAAAAATTAGAAGCATTGGGTTATGATTGTTTTATGGTTTTTGTTAATACATCATTAGAAGTTGCTCTACAAAGAAATGAAGAAAGAGCAAGGGTTGTGCCAGAAAAAATTGTTAGAAAGAGTTGGCAAGATGTTCAAAACAATTTAGCATTTTTTCAAGGTTTGTTTGGTATGGGTAATTTTATGGTGGTTGGTAATAATAAGTTTTTAGATGCCAATCAAGCAAAAAGAAAATTTAAAATGTTAGTTAGTAAAGGTATTGATAAGTTTTTAAAACAGAAACCTAAAAATAAAATAGCAAAGGCTTGGTTAAGAAAAGAAAAGAAATTTCAAAAAGTATTTAAAGATCCTGGCCAATCTCGTTTCTTTGAGGCTATTAAGATAGATGTTAATGTTGGTGATACAATTAAAGTAGGTAGATTCAAAAACAAAAAAGTGTATGTTAAAAGTATTGGAAAAGACAAACACGGAATGCCAACAATAAATGGAAAGCCAGTTGTAAAATTTAGAATGGGTAAAGATACAGACTTTTTGAAAAGTGTAGATGAAGCACCAAGAGTTCCACGAAAGAAAGGACAACATCGTGGTTCAAAGTCACATTCAGATTTATACACAGATGAAAATCCAAAAGGAACAATCAAAGGATTAAAGTTCGCTACAGTCGCAGATGCTAAGGCTTCTGTAAGTAAGATAAATGGAAGTGGTAAAAAACACGCACACAAAATTCAAGCTGCTGTCGCTATGGAACAAAGAGCTAGAGAGATGGGTAAGGCTTCACAAGCTGCTGTTTATAGAGCATACATCAATAAGATGAAAAAGAAAACCAAAAAGAAGAATGAAGAGTTTGGTGCACCTAAAGGATTCTTACCATCACCAAGCCGTAAGATGGTAAAGAAGATGAAGAAGAAAGGAAACACTTCAGTTCCCTATGGTAGTGGTTATAAAAAAATAAAAAATATAAAAGAAAGTCTTGACTTGTATACTAAAGAATTCGTATATTCTATTGTTGAGAATGGGGATAGTGCATCTAATTTGAACGAAAAAAAAAATAAAAAAGTAATCGGTGTATTTGGTGGTAGATTCCAACCATTTCATTCAGGTCATTTAGCTACTTACAAATGGTTAAGTAAGAGAGTAGATGAGGCTTATATAACCACATCTAATATCAAACAACCACCACGACATCCATTGAACTTCAAAGAAAAAGTTCAACATATGGTTAAGATGGGCATTCCTAAAAACAGAATCATAGAGGAAAAATCACCTTATGTAGCAAACAATCTTTTGAAAAAATTTAAAGCCGATGATACAGCAGTTGTCTACACCTTTGGTGCAAAAGACGCTGGTAGGTTAAAAGCTGGCACAAAAAAGAGTGGTGGTAAAACTTACTATCAAGACTTTTTAAAAAACAAAAATAATTTAGAGGGATTCGACATACACGGATATTATCTTACAGCACCACAATCAGGTAATGTTAGTGGCACTCAAATGAGACAATTGTTAGGAGATCCTAATATAGACGAAAAACAAAGACAAAAGTTATTTAAAAGTTCGTTTGGATACTTTGACAAAGCTGTCTATAATATGATGACAAAAAGTTTTAAAAAACTATTTGAATCATTGATAATAACAGATGAGTTGATAGAAGAATTTTTGTTAGAAGCTACTTCTAGTCCAGATGGAAATTTAGATGATGGTCCTTCTACATTTTATACTGATTATAACACATATAAAAAAACTTCTAAAGAATGGTTAGATTCTTTATATGATAAAGCTGGTTGGAAAGTAGTAAATTATATATTAGATGATAGAGCAGAGAATGGGATAGAGACAAACTACCATTCAGTACCTTTAACATTTTTAGACCACGGTCAAGCTACTGGCTCTACGAGAGCAGTCAATAAATACAAAAAATGGATGGGGGAAGTTGTTAGACCATTAGGTTGGGAAATAGTTAATTGGATGGGAAGTTCAGCTGCTATCAATAATATTATAGGTAGTTTATTTGCAGCTGGTGCTGACGCTGATTCTTATACAGATGAAGATGGAGATGGTCTGTTTGAAAACATTCAAAGTAAAAGTAAATTAAAACAAAGAAGTAAAGAAAAGGAGTTACTGCTTATGGGCGGAGCTTATGGTCATTTAAGTCATCCATTTGATAATAAAAATCTTACATTTTCAGATTTTAAAACACTAATTATTAATACGTTACAAGGTAATCTTAGTAGTGAAGGCGCTGTTACAGAAAAAACAGATGGTCAAAATATAATGATAAGTTGGAAGAATGGAAAACTTATCGCAGCTCGTAACAAAGGACATATTAAAAATCACGGTGCCAGTGCATTGGATATAAATGGTATTAAAAATATGTTCGCTGGGAGAGGTGAAATCGAAAAAGCCTTTGTTTATGCTATGAGAGATTTACAGATAGCAGTTGGAAAATTAAGTAAAGCGCAAAAGGACAAAGTATTTGATGAGGGTAAAAAGTTTATGTCTTTAGAAGTGATATATCCAAAGACAGCAAATGTAATACCATATGATAAAGCATTGTTACAATTTCACGGAACAATAGAGTACGATTCTGCTGGATCTCCAATAGGAGAGGACAGAGGTAGTGCCAGAATGTTAGCTGGTATGATAAAGCAAATAAATCAAGACATACAAAAAGCATTTAAGATTACAAAACCATTTGTTACTAATTTGCCAAAAGTAAAAGATTTTAGTAAAAGACAAAGTTACTTTTTAGGTAAATTAAACAAATTAAAAAAAGAGTACGGATTGAAAGATACTGATACATTAGCTGATTATCACCAAGCCTATTGGTATGAATATATTTTTAACGCAGGAAAACAATTAGATAATCCTAATGTAAAAAATAATGTTATGGCTGGTCTTTTAAAAAGATGGGCATTTTTTGATAAGTCCTATAAGATTCCGCAGATTAAAAAAGATTTAAAAGACCACCCTAAATTTTTAGAATGGGTATTATCTACTGATAAAAACGACCATTCTAAATTACAGAAAAAACACATTAGAGATTGGGAAGTTCTTTTCTTTGAATTGGGTGCCGAAGTATTATCTAATATCAAAGATTTTATAGCAGCTAATCCTGATAAAGCTGTACAAAAGATAAAGAATGATTTGACTAAAACAATTTCTCAGGTAAAAAAAGCAAAGGATCCTTCTAAATTAGAAATGTTAAAAACACAATTAGATAGATTAAATGCTTTAGGTGGTTTCAAAAAGATTATTCCAAGTGAGGGAATAACTTTTGTTTTCAAAGGAAAGGTTTATAAGTATACAGGAGCATTTGCACCTGTAAATCAAATTTTAGGAATGTTAAAGTTCGTGAGGTAATTATGGGATATAGTAAAGAAACAGAAAGACAAAATAAAGCATTAGGGGATTTATTGCAAGGAAGAGCGCCTGAAAAAAGAGTAATGGTTGGCTATGAGGGTAAAGAAAAAGAAAAGGGTGATATTATTCCTAAAATGACAGAGATAATGAAAGGGGTTAGAATGCCTTGGTTTTGTCCTGAATGTGATTCTGTTATGAAACAAAAATTAGATGATAAGATGTGGAGATTGTTCGGACATTGTTTTGATTGTCAAGTTAAAATAGAAAATAAACTTCGTATAGAGGGTAAATATGAAGAATGGGCTGAAGAGAAAATCAGACAAAATAAAATTTCTTTTTTAAAAGATTCTATACAAAAAATAAATGAATTTAGAAATCAAAAAGCTCCTGAATTTTATAATCAAGTTGGAGTTAATTATCCTGAATTAGAAAAAGAAAAATGGGATGTTGATATGACGCAAGTAAATGCTATGGCTGATGAGGCTTTAGAAGAATACACAAAAGTTTTAAACGAACTGGAGAAACAATAATGAAAATTTGGAAATTAATACTCGGATTTTTTGGTGTAGTAGGCGCACTCTTTGCAGCTAAATCAGTTAAAAGTAAAGAAGTTGAAAAGCTAAAAGAAGTTATTAAAGAAAACAAAAAAGAAGAGAAAAAAGTTGAAAAAGAAATAAAGTCATTAGAAGAAAATAAAAAAGTTTCTAAAAGAGAGATAGGAAATCTCAAAAGAAAATTAACTAATAGCAAAAAGAAAACTCAAAAGATGCAAGAGGCTTACGATAATGATGAAGTTGAATCAGCTGAAGATTTTTTGAGAAAATTTGCTAAAAAATAGGGAGAAATAAAATGTCAAGCGATATGCACGAATCACCGTCAACTTATGATGAGTTCAAAAAGAAAGGGCATCCAGGTAAATTTTATGCTACTACAACTGTAGCAGATGGAATGACTGCTTATACAGGTTCAAATTATGGGTGGAATGCTGCAATAGTAAAAACTCACGGTAGCGCAGTATTTCATTTATCAGGAGGTGGAACAATACCAGCTACAAATTTATCTGCAGGAGTAGTATATGAATTTTCTTTACAGAAAATAACTGATGCTTCTAGTGCTGTAATTTACCTTTTAAAAACACAAGAGTAAGTGAGGATTAGTATGAAAGTATTAAAATATTTTTTAATATTCTTTTTTGCTTTATCAATGGCAGATGGGCAGGAAATACAAAAAGATGGAAAGACACCAAAGACATTTACTTATGATGAAGCATTAGAGATGTTAAAGGCTCGTGACGCACAATGGGAAGGCAAAATAGAAAAAGCTGATTCATTAATTGCATCACAAAAAGTAGTGATTAGTGATTGTGAAAACTTAGTGGTAAAATTAGAAGAATCTGCTAATGTTGATTCATTATTAATTATTGCCAAAGATTCACAGATTAAATTACTTAAAGCTCGTGACGAAGCTAATGAGAAAATGGTAAAGTTGATTGAAACAAAATGGTATGAAAATCAATATCTTTGGTTAGGCATTGGATTTATTTTAGGAAAAATATAATGAAACCAAAGCAGCTAAAAGAGGTAATAAAAAGCGAATATAAAAAATGCGCTCAAGATCCTGCATACTTTATGAAAAAGTATTGTATGGTTCAGCATCCAATAAAAGGTAAAGTTCCTTTTCATCTTTGGGCTTATCAAGAAGAATCACTTAAAACTTTTGAAGAACATAGGTTTAATATAATCTTAAAAGCACGACAGTTAGGTTTATCTACATTATCAGCCGGTTACTCCCTCTGGATGATGACATTTCATCAAGATAAAAATATCTTAGTAATTGCAACTAAACAAGATACTGCCAAAAACTTAGTAACAAAAGTAAGAGTAATGCACGCCAATTTACCCTCTTGGCTAAAACAAAAATGTACAGAGGATAATAAACTATCTTTACGATATAACAATGGTTCACAAATTAAAGCAGTCTCAAGCGGAGAAGATTCGGGTAGGTCAGAGGCTCTTTCATTATTAATTTTGGATGAGGCTGCTTTCATTGATAAGATTGAACCAATATGGGC